GCATTTTAGTAATAGGCTCTTGAGCATTAACAGCGTCTTTAAGATTAATAATAGTATTATTATTTGCATTAATATCACCACTTATTGAATTATCTTCACTTCTAACTTGTTCTAAAGTAGGGGTTGAACCACTACTAAAATAAGGTAAACTATTCCAGGCTGTAACCCCATTACCTATTTTAAATTTAGGTGTTGTTAACAAATCATCTGTTTCTATCCCAATTTGCCCTACTAATAAAGTAGGATTAGCACTAGTGAAATTTGCAGCAGTATTTACATAATGTTGTAAAGTCCAATTAATTTTACCATTACTATCTATACTACTATCTCCAGTAAATAGGTCTTTAATTCCAGTAGCATTTATTATATAATTAGCTACTGATTTTAAAACTATTTTACTATTTTGGACTATTAATTTAAATGCCATTTTAAAAAGTTCTAATTGTTACATGGTCTACTAAAATAAATTTATCTGTAAATACAGAAGTAATTTTATTACCACTATCTTTTATTTTAACATCATAGTAAAAATCTCCAACATAATCAACATCTGTAGAAGTAAAAGTAATTGATGTTTCACCTGTAGATGGGCTTGAATGCGATGTAATAGTCTTACTAATTAAAGCCTGAGAATCTGTATCTTGTAAATTTCTTTTAACTGTAAAAAATACAGTAGCCCCAGTTAAATCAATAGCATCTCCAGTATCATTAATAATCTGAATATCTAAATTAAATGTATCTCCTTTTACTCTTTTAATTATCATTTTACTTTAATTAATCTATATTGAAATTTAGCAGTTAATAAGTTTGCTGACGTTGTTAATATTCTAGGTACAAAATCTGTTCTACTAGGTATTTTAATTAAATAGTCAACATCATCAAAATATAAACTACCAAATTGTAATTCAAAAGAAACCTCCAGTTATACTATTAATTACCATATCCTATTCTGCTTTGAGTACAATTATCAACATCATTATTATTATAGTTCTTTTTTCTACCTACCTGGAACATACCTAAATTACGTTTACCTCTAGTTTTAAAAGTATAAACAGTTCCATCAAATGTATAATTAGCTAAAAATAGCTCCCTATTCATTATAGCAAGGTATTTATTAGTTCTATGTTCTACATCTGCTATTAATTCACCTTTACGTTTATCGCTAACCTCTGTACTAGTATCTTCATTATTATTTCTTATTCCAAACTGTGAAATATTGTTACCATGCCATAATAAGAACTTAGAATAAGCACCTAATATTAAATAAGGCTTAATATAAGTATCTAAAAATGACTGTAATTCTGGTCTACTTGTTAAATCTCCTATTAAATCCTGGTAAAATGGTTCATCTACAATAGCTCTAAATTCTAATTCTTGCATATCTTTAATGAAAGAATCTAACTCAGAATCTTTACCAACATTAGCACCTAATTTACAAAAGGTTCTAAACTCTGATTTAATTACTAGGGGTTTGTATGCTGCCATTTTCTAAAGGTTTATAGCCTAATAATTCACGTTTCTCATTAGGTGTTAATACTTCTAATAAATTAGGGTCTATATTTTTAATTGGTGTTAATTGCGTCATAGTAAAATCCTTATCAGGAAAACACATTTTTAAAGGACTAACAGTATTAATTTGTATTTTATTAATTCTATTATTAAATAGAGTAATGTTATCAGCTACAATATTAGTAGCAAAACCTACATTACCACCTAATCCTATAATAAATGTGGGTACTCCAAAAGCTCGTGCCACCTTGTTAGATATTCTTGTTGTTGCTGTGTCTACGGCAGTTAAAATACCCTCATTACTTATTGGTTGATATACAGCAACCTCATCTTTTGTTTTAGCGTTTAATACTAATAGTTTATTACGTCCTGATTCACCTTTAGAATCTTTTACATTACCTGTAAATCCCTCTAATAACTCAGAGATATTATCTTGTTCTGTATTACCCCTCTCATCCGTAGTTTCATTATCAATTTCACCAACAAGTGTTAATATCCCGCTTGGTAAAAATGAATTATTAACAGATTCTAACTCATATTTTGAATGTTCGCCATCTGTTTCAATATCTGATATTGCAGAATGATAGTTAGGAATTGGATAAATATACTGTCCTGGTTTTTTCTTAAAATAGTATAATATTTCCCCTACTGTTTTCCCATCATTATTAGTGTATTGAGCTATCTCAGATAATTGTTCTGGTGTAGCTTTAACCCCTACAAAATATGGATATTTACAGTCCTGATTACTATCATAAGAACTAGAAAATGTAGGATTGTAAATTAAATGTGTTTTAGTTTTTCTAATGTTTTCAAAAGGTATAGCTTTAACTGAAACTATATTACCACCTGTATCTCTTTTAACGTGCAATGCTTCGCCTCCAAAATAAAATTGTTGCCAAAATAAATCCTCTACAACTTCATTAAAAGTTTGCGTTTCATTAGCCATTGTTTTACCTAATGATTCATCTACTAATCCATCAGCATAACCATAATGAACTAAAGCATTTATACAGCTTGTAGCCGTTCCACTTTCTCCAACTATTCTAATTAAGTTTTGAGGGAATTTATTATCTGAATCATATTTAATGATTTCGTTATCATATTTTACCTCTTTAATGGTAACAATTCGATTTAAAAAACCATATAATTTATTAAATTTCATAGTTGTAAAATTAACTAATAAAAATGTTTTTTAGTCTTTACTTAATAAGTATAATTCTTTAATATCCCTAAATTCTTGGTTTATATCTGAGTAACCAGGTAAATGATACACTAGCATTTCTTTAGTCTTAAACCAGTTCATATTTTGCATAATCCAAGTATAATGTGTATCGACTTGAGTTAATTCTTTGTTTATTTCTTCTAGTAATTTAGGTATAGCTTTACGGTTAACTATATAAGCATAACCGCCCCATGTTTTAATACTTCTGTATAATAAACCACTATAGTTAATTAAGCAATTTTGTGGGCTATAACCAGCTAAATGTAAGCAGTCCCAATCTTCTGGTAAATCTAACATAGCATTGTTTAATTTATCTTTAAAATTATTGCAAAAATCTATATCATCTTCTAAAATAAAAACACGCTCATAACCTGAATTATAAGCGTGTTCTAATAGTGATTTATGACTTCTTAAAGCTGCTATCTCAGTAGCTTTTAAGTTATTTTTAGGTATTATGCTTTGCGAGGTCGTCCCCTCCCAGCATTTTGCTTTGATACCAGCTCTTTTACAGTTTCGCTCTGTTTGTTTTCTTCTGTCAGTTCTACTTTTGAGGTTAATAAAATATGCTCGTCCGTAACTTGTACGAATGTTTTTTTTTCTGTGTTTTGTGATTCACTCCACATAGGATTAACTTTTAATAAATGGTGTTGCCCATTTTTAAACATTAATTCACCAAAATAATCATTAAATGATTGTGCTGTTACTACTATTTCTGTACCGTCAGATGTTTTAGTAATAATTGTACAGTCTATAAACTCAGGTTTTAAGATGTATTTGTTCATATTATTTACGTTTTAAAATTGTTAATCCATTGTTATTAGTATATTCTTTAAATAAAAACCACTCAGGATTATCATTTAAGAACTCAATTATAGCTGGTTGTAATCCTTTTTTATCTTCTACTTTATAATTTTCCATAATCTCAGGTGTTTGCCATGATGTTGGTTCATCAGTAAAACCATAAGTAGTTGTGTCGTGTAATACAATGTACTTTTTAACTTTATTAGCGTGTAAAATTAATTCTTTTTTTAACTGAGAATATATGTGTAATGTATCAATAAATAATAAATCAGTTTCATTAATAGTTATTTTAGTAGTATCAGCCTTAATAAATTTCCATTTAGGATAAATAAACTCAGCAGTAGTTACATTTGGATTAGTATGTAAATCAATTCCTACTAATGTTTCAGGATTTCTAAGCATAAAAGCCCATGTAGATACTACATTCCTTACTCCCATTTCTGTAATATGGCTACATTCTTTAGCTAAATTGTATAGTGTATCAATGTGTTCATTAATATCGCTAGGTGTGTTTTTAGCCAGTTCGTAATTTTGTTTAATTAATTCAATTTGCATATTGGTTTTTTATTTGATTTATTTGTTCATTTGTTAAATATTTTTCAATAGCATGATAGCCCAAAGTTCCTAAATAAAACTTTGTTTCACAGCTAAATTTATTAGCTTCTTTGATTGGTGCTAATTTTAATCCTAATTCTTTGCAACCTTTAGCAAAATAAATATCTTCATTAGTTACACCATCATAAGGTATGTTATCAATAATTTTTAACATAGCTGATTTATGTCTAAATGATAAACCACCATTACCTACAAATGGTTCAAAATTCCAACTAGCCCCAATATAATCCCACTTATAAAAGTGTTCAATACCATGTCTTAATAAAGCTGAATCATGCTGTATAATCAATATATTTTCTTCTGCTATTGATTCCCAAAACTTACGGCTAGTCATTAGTTTATTATAATCTTCAATAGTATGTACATCCCAATTATTATAAAATGTAGAACCATTAGGAATAAAAGGCAAATGATTATCTAAAGCCTTTGAAATTAATTCATCTCTATTTTCTACTAATATTACTGCTAGTTTATTCATTAAATAAGTTCTTTATTAAAGTTAGGATGTTGTTTTAAAAACTCAGGCAAATTATGTTTTGCAAATGGTACAGCGTTCCATAAATTAATACTAACAGGGTGTAAATCTCCAAAGTTATTTTTAGGTGTCCATCCGTAATGGATTTTATCTAACCAATCTGTTTTAATCTCGTTTGCGTGTCCGAATATCTTATATTTATATCTCATTACTGGCTCAGATTGTGCGGTACTAAAATGATAAATAGTTAATGGGCATTCATGGTTTTGTAAATTATTATTAGCTCCTAAATTTTCAATTCTAATAGGTCTAAATCCATCATAACAAGCCCAATTAAAAGAACGCCAAAAGTTAACATATCCTTTAATTCCATAATAACGCTCTTTATTTGTATAAGCGTAATTTAAAGCATTATCTAACTCACTAGGTTCAAATACCTCATCAGCATCAATAGTAAGTACTAAATCGTACCCCATTGAGTAATTATGTACTTGTCTACGGTGTTGGTTTTCTGCTTGGTAATTATCATACTCATCCCATATTAATTTATCTCCTAAAGTTTCAGAAGCTATTTTATATATTTCTTCTTTAGTGTCTGGGCATATTTCTGTAGTTCCAAAACCATGTGATGGCTTAGAAGTATAAGCTACTACTATTTTTTCACAATGATTTTTTACTGATAGTAAAGATTCTTTTAAATATTCTTTACCATAGTGAATGGTCATTAGTCCTATTACTCGCATATTTCTATTAGATTTTATAAATTCTTGAAATCCTATCATGCTGCTAAGTTAATAATATTTTCGACTTGATGTTTAAAAGTAAAGAAATTTTTAACAAAATTATTATTGGCAGTTGCTAAATGATTTCTAGTATAATCATCATCTAAATAAAAATCTATATGCTGTTTTAATGTATTAAAATCTTTAAACGATGGAATGTTTCTAAATATTTCTTTCATATTAATATGCTCATAAGTTAGGCACATTACACCGCTACCTAATATCCTCAATAACCTATCACTATTATAAGTATCACAGTCAAAATGGCTAACATTTATAGCTATTTTTGCACCTCTGTATGCTTTAGCTTCTTCATGCTGAGAATGATTAAAGTTACCGTTACCGTATGCCCAGCCAGAACCATAAACACCAAATCTATTTCCGTATTCATTTTTTAAAAAGTCTACCATATCAATTCTAAACCCACTCATAGGAAAATAACCACGTCCATAGTTATTACCCATAAATACTATTTCAGGCATTTGTAATGCTTCTCCAATAGGTGTATATATTGTTGGGTCGTAACCTATTTCTAAAAAGTCAGATTTAAAACCTAATGCTCTCATTTTGTAAACATCCTCCATATTAGAAAATGATGTACAGTTAACATATGGTGCTAAATCTACCATCCATTGAGGTACTTCATGTCGTTTATCACCAGTCCAATTAATTACAAAGCATCCGCTATTTTTAGCATATTCACACGTTTCAATACTAATAATATTAGGAGCTTGTATCTGCATAAATAGTATGTCTGGTTTAAACATAGCTATCATGTGTTGAGTTTTCTCATTAACTTGGCTATCACCTGTGCTAATTTCTCTGTAATTATCTTCACCAACAACATCAATAAACGCTTGTTGGAATCCGTTATATGGCTTTGGTTGAACGCATAAACCTACGTGTAATATTTTCATAATCAATCTTTGGTTTCAAAATATAAAAACGCTACAATAATAATTGTACCGCAAATTATCATTATTTGTAAGTCTGTCATAATTAATGGTGTGGGAATATAAAGTGATAAGGTTCAGGAACTTTAGGAGTTAATTTATTGTAAGTTCTATACTGTGTATTATGTAAATGTATAGCGTGTATTGTCTTACTTGGGTTAGAAACAATATAACCAGCTTGTTTTAATTCCCAAGCTATTTTATTATCACATCCTGGAATACCTAAATGATAATGCCCTATATTGTGTTTTACTGCACCATTAAATACCCATGCATCCTGGCTATCTTTACGGTTAAATAAAACAGCACCACCATTATTATAATCCCAACGAGATAAAGCTAGGCACTCGTTTTGTCTTAAATACCTAACCTCTAAAATAGTTTCATCAAAGAATATATCAGAATTAGCTATTATATTTATTCTATCAGGATATTCTAAAGTCATTTGAAACATTTGATTAAATGTTAAACGGTCTTTAATCTCAATTACATTAAAGTAAGGCACTCCATTTATATTTAATTCTTTGTTTCTTTTTAAACAAAAATCTAATTCTTTTTGGCGTTCATCATCACCACAATCATAAACCTGAACAAATAAATTAATAGTCTTTAATTCAAATTCACCTCTCAAAGCCCTAATTCTAAAGTCATTATCTATGCCTTGTTTCTTTAACCAGTTACCTAGTAACATAACTGCTTCACTAATACAAGCTCCACAGTTAAGATTCATATTATAATTACATAACTCAAAAGATAATGATTTTAATAAATGCCTATTTTGAACTGGGGTTTGTAATGCTCTTGTTACTTCATTTATCATGCAACAAATATAAATAAAAAATCCTAACCAAGTTAATGATTAGGACTTTTTTTGTAATTAATTTAGTTTACTATAAAGTTGAACTTAAAGCATCTAAATATGCAATGTTTTGAGCTAATGTAGCTACTGTACCATTAATACTGAAGTATTGTGGCATAATAGTTTGTTCGCCTGATAAAGTTACTTTATAAGCTGTAGAATCGTTTAATACTGTTCCTGTTCCACCTTCAGCAGCAGAGGCATTTAAACCAATTTCTAAGCCTAATACAATAATTTTACCGTCATTCATTTGCATAAATACTACTAAGTCATCAGCATTACATAGCTTTTGAATAGATAATAATTCAGTTGGTGTAGAATAAAATAACTCCATCATAGCTGTATGATTAAATGTATTCACATTTTCACCAGCAGTCAATGCCCATGTAGCAGAGTTCTTATCTCGTTTACCTATAAATTTATATAAGTAACTTGGCAAAGAACCTACAGTAGACATTGAAACCGAGTTTACATACCCAGCGTTATCAGTTGTTGTAGTTATATTAGCCTTTAAACCAACCCATACACGTTTATTAACCCCACCTACTTTGTTTAGGGCTTCACATCCTGGATTTAAACCAGCGATTAAGTCGTTACAAGTTGCCATTTTTTATTATTTGTTTTTTAATATGTTAAAAATTAAGAGGGGCTTACGTTCCCCTCTCAGTTAAATTAGAAACCAGCGAAACAGTTTAAAGCTCCGTAAGCATAGTTATAACCTGCTTTGTAGCGTAAACGTGTATAGTTAGTATCTTGTAATGGCTCATACCACATTACTACTTTAGCTGTATCTGTTAAAGCATCAGTTACAATGTAGTGATTGCTAGGTACAGTTAATAAAATACGGTATGGGTTAGCTGCTGCTGCTGGTGAACCAGTTGCAAAGTCAGTAGCGATATATTTACTAATTACTTGAGTATTTACTAATGGAATACCTCTGTAAGATAAAGTAGGTACACCGTTAACTAATACATCTCTTTGCGCTCCAACACCTGAGAATTGAGTACTAGATAAATACTTTTCCCAAGCTCTGTAAACCGCATCCTCAACAAACATTACTTTTTGGTTATCAGGAATGAATTTTAATTCATAAGATTGAGCATCCCAAACAGCATCAAAAGTAGCTACGATGTTAGCAACTTGTAAAGATGTTGAAGTAATTGCACCACCATAAGTAGTACCATCAGAAGCTAAATAACCAGCTTTTACTTTTTTGTAAATACCATCAAATGCAGTATAGTTTGAGTCAGATAATGTAGTATCACCTAAGAAAACAATACGGTATAAATCACGTGCTGCTGTTTCTGCAATAGTTTCTAAGATATAAGTTTCAATCTCAGTACCTGTTAAATCGTTAATATCAACACCTTTTTTACGCACTATTTCAGCAATAGTAGCATCAAATACATCAGAACATTGCTCTAATTGAGCTTGCATATCAACTACTGCTAAAGTAAATGATGTGATAGCTGTACCTGTACCAGTTGCAGTATTGTTACATCCTGAACGTTTTTTAGTAATCTTATCCATTAAAGCATCTTTGTACATAATCTTATTAGATTGTACATCTTCAATGATTTGGAAACCTAAATCTTTTAATCCTAAGTACCCATAAAGTTTTTGCATTACCAAGTCTTTAAACTCAGATTGCTTACCTGTATAGGTAGTCATACTTGTTACTTTGTTATTTGCCATTTTATTTTGTTTTTAATTGTTTATATTTTGTTATTTATTTCTTTTTTAAACGAGCAGCAACCCCATCAAAAATTGATTCTTTTACTTCTACTGGTTTTGCATTGTTAAATACTTGCTCAGTTACATCAAACTTAGCACCGTTACCGATAATAGTTTTTTTCAATGCCACAAACTCAGTATTAATTACTTCTAGGTTTGCTTTGATTTCGTTTGATTCTGTTTGAGCTGCTAACAATGCTGCTTCTTTTTCAGCTAATTGTGCTTTGATAGTTTCTAGTTCAGCTTTTAAAGCATCTGTGTTATCCTCCATTGGAGCGTTAACAACTTCTGAAACTTTACCGCCTTCTACTTTAATTGTTTTGCCATCGTTATCTTTGTAAACACCATTTGGAGCATCTACTTTGTTACCATCAGCATCAACAATATAAGCGCTTGCACCAGTAATATCCTCTGTTTCAGATTCAATTACTAAATTAACTGGCTCACCAGCTTCATTTGTAACAGCAATATCCATATTAACAAAGTCTTTTTTAAAGTACTTAGCTAACATAGTTCCCATTTTATCAATGGCTGCTAGGATTTGGTTTTGTTTTTCTTCCATTTTATTTGATTTTTGATTTGTTTTATCTTTAATATCAATCATAGCCACTAGCTTATAATGGTTTTGATTAACAAACTCATTAATAACAGAGTGAGCGAATCCCATTTCTATAGCTTGTGAGCTAGTTAAATCAGTAGCTTTATTCATTAATGGTTCAATAGAATCTATTGGAGTGCCAGTAACTTTAGAATAAAAATCTAATATCTTAGTTTGTTCAGATTTTAAATCTTCACCTAATGCGATTAAATCGTTACTCTCCATTGGAGTTTGGCTGTTAGGCATCCAGTAAGGATTGTGGATAAAGAATTTACTATTTTCATGTAGTTTTCTAACTGAACCAGCCATATAAATAACAGTAGCAATAGACCCCACAATCCCCTCACCAATAGTAGTAATTGTTTTGCCACTTGCTTTTAACTTGTCGTAAATAGCCCAACCCTCAGTAACTGACCCGCCACCACTATTAATATAAACATGAATATCTGTTACATCTGATTCTAGTGAATCTAAGAACTTTTTTAACTTAGATAGGTTAAATGTTTCTTCACCTGAAAACATAGAAACTATATCAGCACCACCGATATATCCCTCAATATTTAATTTAGCAATTTTCATTATAACAAATATATATTGAAATAATTGCTTATATTTGTGTTTTAGATTTTAACTTAATAAGTAAAATGGATAAAGAATATAAGTTCGCATTTAAAGTAAAACAAGTTTGTTTAAGTGGTTTATATTTAAGAATGTTTGAATATGACTGTAAGAAAAATAATAAAACACCTAGCGGATTACTAAGAGAAATAGTAAAAGAACATTATAAATTAAAACCACCTTTAGGATTCTTTACTAAAGATTAGCAACATTAACACTAACCTCACTAGATTTATTTACTCTATTAATATCTGTAACCTTTACAACTGGTGCTGGTATATTACTCATAAACTGCATTAATGTACTTTGCATATTTGCATCGTTTTGAACTTGTCTACTAGCTGAACGGTTAGTAAATCCACCATCATAGAAACCACTAATACCACTTGGCGTAATGCCTTTTCTCATAGCTTCTAATTGTGAAGCCATTAATGAACCTTGCGGTGTGTTTAATACTTTGCTAGGTATAACATATTCATCTTTATGATATGTATAATCTTTAGTGCCTAAGTTAGTTGAAACATCTTTAGGATTACCTTCACCAGTATAACCACCATCATAGTACTCAAACTTTTGACTAGCTATCTTTGCCACGTTTGCTGTAGTTGTAATACCAACGGCAGCAGCAGCAGCAACGTTTGCATAAAATGGTAATGTAGCAAAAGCATTAACAACTGCAACAGCACCATTAATTAATGTAGTAACAATAGACAACGCTTTACGTGTATTAAATTGGTCTTCGGCAGCGTCTCTATCTTCTTGTGTTCCTTTTTCTAAGTTGCTTCTTTGTACTGTGTAATAAGCATCTGATAATTCGGCAAGTGAATTTGTTAAACCTTGAGCTACTTGTAAATCACTTTGAGCGGACGCTAGTTTAGCCTGTGTTTCTTGTTGTCTATATCGCTCTCTAATCTCAGCTTTTTTAATTTCATTATCTTCAACTGCTGCTAATTCTTGTTCTTCTTCTGCTTTTAATAATTCTAGTTTAGCTGCTAATATATCACCACCTGTCCTTTCTTCAACAAGTAATTTAGTTTTAGCAGCATCAACATTATTTTGTAATCTTTGTTCGTTATATAATCTTTCTTGCTCTAAAATATAATTTAAACTATCAATATAAGATTTTTCTAATTGTTCTTGTTGCGCTGTTAATTTTAAATATAATTCATGCTCTGCTTCTTGCTCTGCTACTGTTTTAGCCCACCAAGCATCCGCTTCTTCTTCCCATATTTTCTTTTTATCTTCAACTAATTTCTTAGCGTTTTCAGCTTGTTTTTTATTATACTCAGCATCTAAAACAAGTAAATCATTTTTTAATTTAGATACTTGTATTGCAGCGTCTTGAGCTGCTTGTATTTCTTCTTTAGCTCTTTCTTTTTTATCATTGTTTAATGCCTTTTCGTATAGTGCTGCTTCTTTATCTCTACCTAATTTTTTTAATAGATTAGCACTCATACGCTCATAGCTTTCTGTTACATTATCATTTAGTAATATAGCTGCTGCTTTTGCTGAGTTTAGTTTTAATTGGTTTTCTGCTTCAATTAAATCTACTTGTAATTTTTTCTTTTTAGCTTCTGTTAATTCTTTTTCACTTGCTCCTTGCGCTGTTAATAAGGCTATTTGATTTTCGTATTGTGTAGCTAGTGCTTTATTTGCAAATGTTTGTTGTTCTATTGCTTTAGTTAATTTAGTTACTTGCCTTTCAGCTTCATTAAATCCACCTGTTAACTTTTTAGCATAAGCAACAATCTCATCAAAGTTATCTATTAATGCTTTAATTCCCTCAATTAATAATACAATAGGAATAGCACTCATAGCAGCACCAATACCCTTAAACCCTGTAGATAATTTCTCTGAATCAAAGTTAGCAAAACCCTCAGTCAATAAAGCCATTGATGTATTTAAACGTTCAACACCAGAACCTTGTAAAGATTTAGTACTGTCTTTTAAATCATCTATCTTATCTTTTAATTCAGCTACCTTTTTAGCTGCTGCACCATCTCCATTTAATGCTGCTGCTTGTGCTGCTTTTAAATCTATTCTTAATTGTTTTAAAGAATTAGATTCATCAATAGCTCCTTTGATACGCTCCTGGAATAAGCTAGGTATCTTTTTTTCAATCTCAATTCTTTTATTTTGTAGTTCTATTAAAGATTCCTGAGTTTTAGCAAAGTCCTCAGATTCTACATTAAGTTCTAATAATGCTTTCTTTTGTTGGTCTATCTTTTGTTTTAATTCACCATAAGAACCACTAGCAAATTTAGCAGCGTTATTAATACCACCTAAAGCATTAATGTTGTCTTTAGTAGCACCGTTTAATGTTTTAATAGTGCTATCCAAACGTTTAACCTCATTACTGTATTTAGTAAATTCTGCTGTGTTTGGTTTGGCAGCTTCAAATAGTTTACGAGTTTCTTTTAATTCTGCTTTTAAACGCTCAATACTTTGTATAGTATCTCCAAACTCTATATTAAATATTTCTACTTGCTGTGCCATTAGTTAAGTTTTATTAGTTCTACTTCGGTAACATCTTTATTAATAAAATCAAATTGATTTATACTAGATACAAAAAAATAAGATTGAAATTGACTTAGATAAATAGGTATGGTGTAATCTATGTTTTTAATATCGTTAATGTTTAAATTTAAATTGACTTTAATTATCTTAATGTTTTGTAATATATCAATAATAGTTTGTGAGTTTTTAGGTATTAAATTAACACTAAACCCCATAGCATAGGTTAAATCAGTATCATCTATAAAATAGCAGCGTTTAGTATTTATGTATGCACTTGTTGTAGTTCCATCTGTTATTTTAAAATCACTTACAATAGTATCATAGTAACATATTCTATAATTAGCTGTATAATTAAATTTGCTATCTGTTACATTATATAAGCTAACATAAGCTACATTATAACCATTGAATACCCTTGTTTCACTTTCAGAAAATGGTGAGGTATAAATGTCTTTATTTAATTCTAAGTTGTTATTGTTTATTCTTAAATTATAATCAGCTCCAACATTAGGTATTAATATACTCTTATCTTCTTTATGTTTAAAGTAATTGTTTTGAGCATAAGATTCTAATTTAAATTTAATATCAGGCTTTTCAGTTTCATCTAACTTATCACTCCAATCTAAAGCATTAGGTATATTTGATTTAATCTTATCTAGTTTAAAACTTTTTACAGTCTTAGTATCTTCATTAATCTTTAATAATAAACCCTCTCTAATACAAATATCTTTTATAAAGTCAGAACATTTAATATTAGGTAGTATTGAACTATAAGTAATTAAACCGCCAAAAACTAAATTAGATTGTAAATCAATAGTTAAAGTTGAGATAGATTGAACCTCAGAACTAAAGTTAGCAGTAATATTTGTATAGTCTGTATTGAATACTACACCGTTGGTATTAGGTTTAACACCATAAAAATATATATTAGTTCTTAATTCAAATTCTATTGTATCACCAGCCTCTAAATATACACTACCAGTTAAAGTGTCTGTATAAAATGTCTGTGTTAATCCATTAACTGTACTTATGTATAATCCTGGTACATCCGCTTGGTATTTTTCACCAAATGAACACTTAGCAGAACTGCCAATAGTTTTAGATGAACCATTACGAGTAATCCACATAACTATATATGTAGTAGTCTGTACGTTATATGGTCCTATAGGTGGATAAAAACTAAAGTCTACATTGTCATAATCAACTAGTGGAGCTAAACAGCTATAATCATAAGTACCAGAATATTGAGCTGTATACTTTTGTAGTGTGAAATTGTAATTAGTACTAGAACCTGTAGTAACTATTTGATTAAATTGTAAATCACTATCTAAATCACTAGCATAAGCACCAGCAAAACTAGCACCTACACTACCATTAGCATATCTAAAAGTAGCATTAATTTGCCCAGTTAATGTATAGTTATTAGCATTTTGAATGTCTACACTATTGTATAATTGAGTAGCTGATGATATTTCTGGGTTACGTTTAGAATATGGTAAACACATTCTATCTATTGATGCTGTACTATGTTCTACTTGGTATGTATATCCTAACTTAGCAAATATCCTAGTAAGTATTGAGCCTACTCTGGTAGCTGGTAATACCTTTCTAATATCTAATATATCCCCAGCCAATGTTTGCCCATTGTAATCCATTACTGGATAAAAATAATCATAAGAATTAATACACGAATTATAAGCGTTGGTATAATTCCAAACATGGTTTAAATCATCCCAATCTAAATCCTGTAAAGATAAATTTTTAGTTAAGTTATAAAAGTTACTATTGCCAGTATAGAAACGAGCTTTAATATCATCCTTAATAGATTCTATTGCTATAAACCCTGATTTAAAAAAAGTACCATTTACATATATTTCACATGATACTCTCCTATAAGGAAACGTATTAATAGTATTTAACTCATTAGCATATTCAATTAAGTTACGGTTATTATTAGTTAATGGTAAACTAAACTCATTAGTGTAATCACCTGAACGTCCTGTAATATCCTCTAAATTAAATATAGATAATGTTTGTACTATCTTTTCATTTCCATACAAATCAAAATCTCCATTTTCTGTTCTAATAGTTATCATTGATTCTGTATGTTTTTATAAGCACCTAATTTATATTTAATACTAACTTCATTAAATCTCTCTTTATTGCTATAAGTGTTAAATGATTCATTATTAATTATGATAGGTGTAAATGTGTTAGTCTTAGCTGAGTATTCCCATGCTTGTATGCAGTTTCTTAATGAGCTAATTAATTCTAACTCTGTATCACTTACACCAGTCTTATAAATAACTTTAGTATCTGTTATCTTACCCTTATTTAAATATTTAATAGTGCCATTATTATCATAGCTTTTAGCTTCACCAGAACCGATACCCCTATCTATTCTTTGATTAAAGTAATAGTTTGAACGTCCACCTTGTTGGTTTAACCATACAATATTAACAACATCATCTGAAAATACTATCATATTATTGTTATATGGACTAACTGTACTTATATAAGCAGTATCTAAAACTATCTTTGCCGCATCTGATTCTAATACTTTATGATAGCCCTTATATATTCCACCATCAACATATACATAATCATCTACATTAACAATAGTCCACCAAATATATGAAGCGTCAAACCTTACTTTAGCTTTACCATTTTCGTTCTGTATTAAATCGATTGGCATTACTATTTGCTTATCACATGAATCGGATGTAGTATATAATTCATCTACAACCTCAATAATTAACCTAGCGTCGTTTAATGGTGGTGAACCACCTAATGTAAAATATAAAACAGTATAGCCATTAGTTGTTGTTAATTCTAAAGTAGTAGGACTTAATGATAATGAACCTATATATGTAGTAAACGGTATTAAATTTTCGGTAATCCAACTAGGATATGAAGATGATGGGCTAAGACTTAAATCTAAACCAGTAAATACATTACCAAATTTAAATAACAAAACGCTTGTTTTATTCGATTTTACTCTTATCTTATAGGTTATCATTGCTTAACTCCGTTAATATATTTATGTAATACTGGAAATGTATAACTAGATATATAATTTAAAAATGTTATACCCGAATCATAAATAATAGGTCTATCAGTTGGGCATAAATAAAAACCGCCGGTAGTAAATTTCTCATTTAATTCATCATTAGTCATAGCACAATTTAATACAAGCGTATAGTTTGCGCCTGGATTATCTCCCTGAGTTTGTAAAGTGTCCCACTCTAACCAAACAGCATCAAATATATCAGCATCATATCCATTGGGTGTATTGTATGGATTAATAGTAAACATATATTTAACTATTCCATTAATGTTGATTGATATGTACGGTGTAGAATAAGCATAAGAAACAGAAGGCACTAAAGTAGTTACTAATGTTTCAGCACCTGTATAACCAGGTATACCACGCCATACTGCAAACGTTGGTAATCTTAAATGATAACAGTTATATGTATTACTTGTAATAGTACCGTTGTAATCAGTATCAATAGTTACAGCACTTGTACCAGTTACAGTAAGTATCTTATACTGCCCATCGTAAATAGAATATTTAATGTAAATGTATTCTCCTACTATTGGGGTTACGTCAAAATCATACATTAAATTAACTTTAGCATAACCACCATCATTAGTAATAGAATCTATGGCATAAGCAGTAAATGAAAACTCATAGACTATATTGTCATTAGATGAAGTCCAATAACTTGGTACAGATTGTTGAGCTATATTAGTTGCCATTAAAAACAGATTTAAATTCCTCGCCTAATTGTTGTGTAAATTTACTATTATAATTACTAATTAATTCATTAGTTATTAAGTTTTCTAATAGACCTGAATTTTTACCACCATGAGCTAGGTAAATAGATGAACCAAACTTATGTATTTTATTAGTAATATTATAAGCTAATGTATCTTTGTTTGAATCTACTGCGCTAATTCCTTTAGCCGCCATCCATTCCTTTATCTTAGATTCTAAATTATGGTCTAAGTTAGCCATTGATTTATTTGGTGGCTTACCATAAATTAAATCATAAATATAATCATTAGCATAAATAGAAAGTTTAGCAGGTGTTAATTCATACCTTAATGTTCTGGCTAAATCTCCACTTGCATTAACAGGTGAATAAAAAACACTATCCACATATTTACCTTTAACTCTACGTCTTGAAATACGCTTAATTGGTTTAGTTTCAATTACTTGCCTAATTAATTTAATTAAATCTTTTGCAAATGATTCTATAACTATTTGTTGCCCTAATGTTAGCATGAAGATTTACCCGATAAAGTAACTTTTAAAAAGCAACCACTCATAACATTCTTAATTCTAGTTACAGGTGTAATATTAAAATCCCCATCAGAATAAGGATAGTTATCTAAGAAATCCCCTAGCCATGCTTTAGCTTTAACATAAGCCTCTTTTTGTATAGTTTCTATACTTGGGTCTATATCCATATTTTCTGATTCATCATAACTTGAATCTGGCTTATCCTGTTTTAAGAAACCTATACCAACATCATAAAGTAAAGTTGATTCATTTAACTTACCACGTTCTGTAATTGGGTCTAAATGTATAAACCATTCATCTATCTCAATGTTAGCACTTGCTAAAGCAGTATCAAAAGCCCTACCATAACTAAATACACCGTTTGATATGTATGTACTTAAATGCTCTCTAATATCATTTATAATCATTTCTTTGTCTGTTTTAATATTTCACTTAAATTCTTTTCATATTTACTTTTAATACAATCATAAAGTAGTAATGTATAAACAACTCTAACTGGTTGCTTTAATACATCATCTATTGTATTACCTAATGCTCCACTCCTTGCGATTTCAACGTAAGTTCCAAATGAGCCAAGTTCTTGTAGTCTGTCAATCCCAGCTTGTTGCTGCTCAGATGTTGTCGTACTTTCGTTAAGCTCGGCATAGCTATCATAGAAATTATTGATTTGGATAAAAAAAAATTAGCCGTACCAATCCAATCTAAGAAAGGTTCATTACTTATATCAACTCCTTTTAATATCTTAATAATATCTATAACAACTTCAAAACCAGTCTTACCATCCTTCATAGTTTGCCTACATTTCTCAGCTACTCCATATTCAATGCTACCAAAATCAAAAGATTCATAATCAGGCTTAACATCATTAGAATCAAATACTTCTAAGTTTTCAGTAAAAGATATTAAATCAAATAATATAGCAGCTTGTTGGTCTTCTAGTTTTAATATAAGTTCATAGGGTATTCCAGTAATTTCTGATAGTTGTTTGCCTTTGTCATTTATATTCTTAATAACATTAACAGCTTGGATATAAGTTAAATCTTCCCAACTAATAGGAATATTATAAACTATGTTATTTATTTTTATTTGTTGCATAATCTTTTATCTCATTGCCTTTTGTATCATATACTTTTCCAGTTTCTCCATCAATCATAACTAATGAATCAATAAACTCATCTTCGTTTTTATAACCTATTATTTCCCAAAATGGTCTATTGTCAGATTTAAATGTAATTGGTATTTCTACAAAATATTCTTTTTTAAACATAATTTTACAAATATAGTTAATTTCTTCTAACTCCAAAAGATAAAGGTTTCATTTTTTTGATATCAGGATTAACAAGCTGGTACATAACAGCGTATCTAATAGCATCAATAGTATGGTTATAAGCATCAATAGGAGTTCCAGATTTCTTATCACTCCACGAATAGTTATTAAGTTCCTTTATTATGTTTGTACTATTCTCAGTAACTACTATCTCATAGTCTTGCATCATAGCAATACCACCACTAACCGAACCCTCACCTTTAACTGCACCCTTAATATTTAATCCTTTATGATTTAAGTCATTAATTAAACGTGGTTCTGAACTATCACCTATGATTAACTTATTACCGGCAAAGCGTTTGTTTTCTATTTCAATATCGGTAGTTGTCATACCAGGTTTACAAAAGCACTCATTAACATAAATCCTCTTTAACTGTTTATCAATAGCCACATTAACTAAAACGCTAGGGTCTATACTAAAACCATAATCTTGCCCAAATATATTAGGGATTGAATTATCAAACTCACCTATTCGCCAGTTAGTAAATATAACGCCCTCTGCTTTATTTAACCAACCACCCATAATAATATGCTTAAACTTTTCGGGTTGATTTAATTTAACTTGTTCTACCTGGTTTAAAAACGAACTATCTAAGTTATTTAAGTTATCTAAGTATGTAGTGTGTATGTATGTGGTATCATCTTTAATACCATTAAATCCCTCATTAACTCCTTTGTTTTCAAAGAACCGTTTATAAATCCAATGCTCTTTAGTAGTTGGGTTCATAATTAAAACCACTCTATTTTGTAGTCCCTTAGTTCTAATACTAAAGTCTATTTTATCAAATGTGGTTTCATCGTGTAGTTCTTCAGCTTCATCTAGTACCCATGTAGTAACGCCTTGCAATGATTTTAGATTAGCTGTTTGGTCGCCTGAGCTTGTTTTAATACCCTTAAATACTATTGAACTTTTAGCTTGTTCATTAACTATTTCAGTCTTATTTATCTTAAATAACCTATCAGCATTAAATAAATTAATCTTTTCAATAAACTCAGGAATGATAGATAAGTGAGCTGCTACCATTGTATACCTGGTAAATAGTATTCGTTGAGGTTCTTCAATGCAAAGTTTAGTAAATAGTAAAGAAGCACTAAAAGACTTAGCAGAACCACGCCCCCCAGTAATAATAAAGTAACGTGTATTATTCTGAATTAGTGGTAAATATTTACTGTTTAGTTGAATCAACTATTTCAATTTTAGTTAAAGGTGGTGTGTCTTTATCTAAATCTAATTTATCAACCCTAGCCAATTTAGGTTTAAAGTATTCTAAAAGCAAAGGATAATAAACCATAAACTTATCAGGTGTACAATTAGATAGTATTTCTTTAACTCTTTCTGCGCCTGTTTCTGTAATAAAATCTCCAAGATGTTCCCAAGCTAAAGTTTTTTCAGACTTAGCACCTTTTGGTTTTCCTGGATTTCCCTTTTCAAATTTACCCATCGTTTCTATTCGTAAAATACGGTTTCTAAATCGTTTTAATTCACTCTAAGAACGTTTGAATAATTAGAGTCTACAAAATGTTCAATAACAACATTATCTAGTCTTATAATCATCGTATCAACTCCTTGAGTAGTATAATAAGAATTACCAGATATTAAAACATCTACATTAGAAACATAAACCGTTCTAGTAACTACGTTATTAGTATTAGTTTGATAAACGGCATCTACATTACCATTAGGATAATTTACCTCAAAAGTAAAGTATGAGTTATTAAACTGTGGTTTATAAGTAACTTCAAGTTTATGAAGTGCTTTAGTTGGTGTTAATTTTTCTGATTTATTACAGCTAAATAATAATAAAGCTGCAAAGATTGTTAAAATTGTTTTCATGCTACAAATATAATAAAAATTAATAA